CAATGATCACAGGTGCAAAGTTGCTAAGCCATCGGTATTCGCCTTGAAACTGTTTTATCATGGCAATCTCCTAAGCCCCGCTTACGCAGGGCATTATGTTATTGGTTCAAGCTATTATAGTTGAGTACGTGTAATGGCTACTATAGCTAACAAGGTTACAAATACTACTGTGACTAATATTATTTGTAATTCTATTGGCATGAGTGATCTCCTTATGCCCTCCGAAGAGGGCAATTATTATTAGTCGATAGTAAGTATTTTAACATACTCACCAGTCTCAGGATCAATCTCATGATCCAATTCAAATATCCATATACGCATAGCTTCGCAAGCAGAACAATCACAGTCTTCAGGATGAACAGCAGATATGTGTGACATAATTGATTCTCCAAGTTGAGTTTATAGTAGTACTACATTCATACTTATAGCGGAACGCTATGTAGGGTAGTAGTTGATGAGTACTTCATTATATCATGGGATAGGTGTGTATGTTGGAGAGTGATAGAGTATCGGTGAAGTATGGGTAATGAGGAGTGGAATGATAGTATTTACTACCATTGTACTATCATTTACCTACTAAAGTACTAGTATTATTCTACTATTTACCTACCATTACTGCTGAAGGCAGACTATCTCCTGAGTGAGCACAGGAGTAATGATAGTGAGACTATCTAAGTGTGTAATGTGTATGTGTTTGTGTACGAACAACATAGGACTCCGATGCTCTGGAGTCCAGGTGGAATTAGGCTTTGAGTTCAGCCTTAAGCTTTGCTTTGCGAGCAGCCATATCCATGAGGTTGATCTCATGGTTGTGGTTAGCAGAGGACTCTACGTCCTGGGCAAGCAGGTTGCCTGCATTACTGAGGCGTTGGATTGAATCCAAGTTAGTAGCTACTACTGACACAGAGGCTGGTGCCATAGATAGCAGCGACAGTGCTGCACTCAAGGACATACGGAATACATCCTTTACTGTTACATCCTGAACAATTGGTTGTTGCATGGTGATCTCCTGATCAAGGGATTGTGAATGACTTATGTCATCCATCCTTACAGCCAACGGCTAAGGAGGTGGACAGTGATCAGGACTGAGGGATCAAGCATGGGGGGGGTAGTAAAGCTTTTAAAGTCCTGTCTACTGATGAACTACATCCATACCCATATTAGAAATTTCCCCAAACCCTCAATAATTTTCCTCATAAAATTTTTTATAAATTCCTTAATAAAATTTACACCCTGTCTACTAATTTAATTGCCGGGTGTTATCCGCAACTTCTAACCTAGCAACGAAGATCACACAATCACTAGGGGAGGCAAGCAAAGGAGGGATTAGTAGTACCCTAAATATTATATAACTATCTGAATTTGAATTATTAAACCAAGTACAACAATAGTCCACATCTTCACTGTATCAGGTCTATCATACCAACCTATGAAGAAGAGTTGTACTTGGCGCTCTCTTTTAGGATTATTCCTACTGAATGTCCATAGCTTATACCCTATATCCATCTGACAGAAGAACTTTCCTTTTATTAACCACCCACCTATTTGCATCGGCGTTTTATATCATTATTACAGAGCTACTAACTTACGTCCGTTGTTCATATCACTATGTACCCTAACTCCTGGTACATACGTAATAGCTTCAGCTACAGAATATGTTCCGTCAATATTCCGTTGTTGAGTAGTAACTTGAACAATGCAACCATCGTGTAGCTCACAAGCCTTAGTACTCTTCATCCAACCTTCAGCTTCACTGGAGGCTTTACAGAGCAGCTGGAACATATCCCCGTTGCCCACAACTTTAATATCTTTCACGTTTACTTGAGCACCTGATATATCTGAATTGTGTAATGTTTTTTCCATTGTAATCCTTGTGTAAGTTAAGGTTTTTGTTCTTGGTTCAAGAACTTAGTAATCTATGCCGCTATTGCCCGTTGTACTCGATTCATCTTTACCATGAATATTGCCATGAACTCTTCCATGTCGGTTTCATTAATGTCACTCACTGTCGATAATCCCTCAACATGAAGAATGAGTTCTTTGTGTGCTGTATTTACTGCAGTGCATAGGGTATCTAACTTCTCATTCCACTCATCTTTAGTCATTGATAATCCTCTTTAAATTGTTAGTACGTTACGGGCTTTCAGGTGTATTAGACTTTAATTATACATTAATTATCGATGGTCCGGCGCAGCCGGTACTTGAAGGTAGTTAATGTATAATTAAAGTCGATAGTAGTAAAATAGTATTCAATATGTTATTTATAGATTACCATATACAGCCTATATACTAAGGAGTAAACCTAAAAATAACTAAGGATGAATAATGTCAGATTTACTTACACTAGAACAGTTTAAAAATGCACTACCGGCTAGGATAAAATCTACTGTTAACCAGGAGTTAATAGATTCAGTGAATACCTCTATGGCCGATAGAGAGGCTATGGAAATTTATAAGGAGAACCTCATCAGCTTCACGAGTGTACTACGTGAAGGGAAGTTCAAGCTGTCTAGTTATGTCAGTGCAGTTAAGTATGTAGGATTCAAGGTCATGGGGTCAAGTAATTTAGACGCCTATATCAAAACATTTCCTGACAAGTATCAGCAATTCTTAATAGAGGGTGTCTCCTCTAAGGATATAGCGAGTTACTGTACGGCGTATAATAAGAGCAAGCTGGTTAATCTCATCTTCGAGCAAGCTCTTATACCTACTCATATACTCAATGCACCCCTGTTTCAGAAGGCTCTTAACGTACAGGCTGCCTTGATGGTGAATGATGATGTGAGTCCAAAGGTAAGGTGTGATGCTGCTAATAGCCTGCTTACCCATCTGAAGCCACCCGAGACAAAGAAGGTAGAACTGGAGATAGGCCTGAAGGAGGATTCTACTATTAAGACATTGAGGGATAGTACTCTTGCCCTGGTAGAACAGCAGAAGGAGTTACTTGCTGCCGGCGTGACTGCTCTTGATATAGCTCATAGTAAGCTGGTCATTGATACTACCTTAGAGGAAATCGATGTCTGAGGCTAAAATTACCCAGTCAGTAGAGAGCTTCCTTAATAAAATCAATTACAAGGTAGATCCTACATATAAGCCTACAGATTTTGCGCTTGAATTCGTCAATTTTATTAAGCTAGTGAATGGCTCTACAGGGGAGGAGAATCTTACCCCTGTTATTCACTATAGAATTCTTGATCAGATCGTAGGTAAAGAGCAGAACATAGCTAATATGTGTGCTCGTGGTACTGCGAAGACGACTATCCTTGCTGAGTACCTATTCTTGTACCTTTCTGTGTATGGGACGTTACCTGGGTTTGGTAAGGTAGAGCTGGCTCTTTATGTGTCGGATAGCATAGAGAACGGTGTCAAGAATATGCGGAAGAACCTTGAGTATAGATGGGAGAATTCTGCCTTCTTGCAGCAGTATGTACCCTCTACTCGGTTCACAGATATACGTTGGGAGTTTACCAATGCTGATGGAAATACCTTTATTGTAAAGGGGTATGGTGCCAAGACCGGAGTCAGGGGTAGTAAGGAGATGGGTAAGCGTCCTGTGCTTGCTATTCTTGATGACTTACTTTCAGATGAAGATGCACGATCAGCTACGGTCATATCCTCCATTGAAGACACTGTGTATAAGGCTATTGATTATGCCTTACACCCTGCAAGACAGAAGATAATCTGGTCGGGTACACCATTTAATGCAAGAGACCCATTGTATAAGGCTATTGAATCCGGTGCCTGGGCTGTCAATGTGTACCCAATATGTGAGAGATTCCCTTGTCCTAAAGAGGAATTTGTAAGCTGTTGGCCCGATCGATTCCCTTATGAGTATGTTAAGGCAAAATATGATAAGGCTCTGGCTACAGGTAAGATTGCTACCTTCAACCAGGAGCTGATGCTTCGTATTATGTCGGAGGAAGACAGGCTTATTACTGATAATGAGATTGGTTGGTATAAGCGTAGTAGTATTTTATCTCAGAAGAGTAAGTTTAATTTCTATATAACTACTGACTTTGCTACATCAGAGAAAGAAGCCTCAGACTATTCAGTAATTTCAGTATGGGCCTTAAGTTATAAGGGTTACTGGTTTTGGGTAGATGGTATTTGCCGTAAGCAATTGATGGATAAGAATATAAATGATCTTTTTTTCTTGGCTCAGAGATATAAGCCACAGGCTGTAGGTATAGAAGTTAGTGGACAACAGGGTGGGTTTATTCCTTGGATCCAGGAACAAATGCTTACCCGTAATATCTATTTTAATTTGGCCTCAGAGAGTAACAATGGTAAGCCTGGGATAAAACCCAACACTAATAAGATGGCTAGATTCAATATTATATTGCCATTTTTTAAAGCTCATCAGATATTTTTTCCTGTTGAGATGAAAGAGACACCTATCATGATTGAGTTTATGGAGGAACTTGGTCTTGCATCGTTGGCCGGCTTTAAAAGTAAGCATGATGACTGCATTGATACTATCTCTATGCTTGGGAGTCTTGTTACTTGGAAGCCTAGTGAGGAAATAGAACTCGTACAAAGTAGTTCTGATATATGGGAACTAGAGGAGGAGAAAGAAAGTGAAGTAAGACTTGAATCATATATTGTTTAATAGTTTAATTTGCTTTACACTTCGTTAATCTAAAATTAAGGAGAAAGCAATGATACCTATTAGAACAATATTTGATGATCTTGGGGTAGGTGTTCTTAAAAACTTGTCTTATTACAACCCGTCTATCAATTCGGTTAATGAGCAAGACTACCCCATTATTGTTTCCTACATTAATTTAGCTTTAATCGCTTTATTCAAGCGATTCCTCCTACGTACCGGTGAGGTAATTGTCCAGCAGCACCCTTCTCTTATTCGATATCCTCTACGATCTCAGTATGCAGCCTCTAATGCTACGTCAACTGAGCTTATAAAGTACATTATGGATAGCGATGAACATCCCTTTCAAGATGATATTTTGAAAATAGAGCAGGTGTTCTCTGAATTAGGTGAAGAATACATTATCAATGACAGCAAGCAGCCATACCCTATATTTACCCCTACACATGACACTGTAATCATGGTGCCTACAGGGGAAATACCCCAAGCGGTATCTGTAATATACCGGGCAAGACATCCTGCAATATCAATGGACGCTTCATTTGATCCATTTACTACCATGCTCAATATTCCTGAGTACATCCTTGATGCCTTGTATGCTCGTGTTGGAGCATACGCTTATAAGGGTGTATCTGCAGACGATACCGAGGCAAGTGCTAGTAGAAGTTATATGGTTCAGTATGAGTCTGAGTGCCAGAGACTTGAGATTGAGTTTGTGGCCCCTAATGACAATGAAGAATCCGATCGATTTGATGTAAAGGGGTGGGCATGAGCACTAAACCTATCCATGCCAATAATACCGCTTACCTTATGGAGCGTTATATTGGTACTAAATATGACGTTATTAAGAAGGTTTATGACTCTCTTGGTGATTTAGATGGTTTAATAGGTGGTAATATAGCTGCTTTTACTGAAGCTTTGAATGCCACCCTTGCAGCCAGGGATTTAGCTATATCATGGGCCGAATCAGAGAATGTTATTGATGGTACCATCAATAGTAGATCCGCTAAATACTGGGCTGTTCAAGCTGAGGCTGCAGCATCTGGAAGTGTGCTTACTGAAGATCAATTAGCTACTCTATCTGCCAGTGCATTCCATATAACATCTAGTGGTTCTGGACATTCTGATGTAGTGCTAAGTACTACTCATCGTTTATCTGATGGTAAAAACCATAGTGATGTTGTTCTTGCTAATTCACACAGAACAAACACCAGTAATCCCCATACAGTAACTAAAACTCAAGTAGGTTTGTCTAATGTATTAAATCTTGAGCAGGTAACAAAGGATCAAGTTGAATTAGAACTCACCGATGATGAAGATGCTGTACCCGCATCAAGTGCCGTAGTAGCTGCAATAGCAGATGCCATTGATGCTATACCTGAAGGAGGTCAAGGATTCAAACTCAGTATAGCTATCATTGGAGATAGTTTATCTCAAGCATATGCTTTCTCTGAATCTTGGCCGAGTCAGTTACAACAATTCACTAATCAGATGGGCTTTAACGTAGACATCAAGAACTGGGCTGTAGCCGGCCATACATTCTATTTAGCCTATACTGATACTTCAGTTCATGCTTCT